CCTATGCGTGGTCGAATCTCGGGATGGAAGCCGAGCAGATCTATCGCTTCGATGAGGCGGATAGGTGCTTTCATCGCGCGTCCGGGTTGGCGAAAACGGACCACGCGAAGGCGACGCTCTATAACCAATGGGCTTGTATGTTGGTCAACGCCGGGCGGTGGGACGAAGCAGAGCCGATGGCGCGCCGCGCGTTGAAGCACAACCCAGACAGCGCGAAGGCCAAAGGGAATCTAGGGCTCGCGTGCCTGGCGCAGGAGAACTGGGCCGAGGGATGGCCTCTATATAACGCCATCGTCGGATTCGACCAATCGCGGCGGAAGCACCAGTACAAGGGCGAGCCTGTCTGGGATGGGTCGCCGGGCAAGCGGTTGGTTGTCTACGGCGAGCAGGGGCTCGGCGACGAGATTAGCTTTGCCTCGATGGTGCCTGATGTTATCAAGATGTCGCGTTCAGTCGTCATTGACTGTTCGCCGAAGTTGCAAGGGTTGTTTGCAAGATCGTTTCCCGACGCTAAGGTGTACGGGACGCGATGGGATGCGGGCTTGGGTTGGCCGATAGAGGATACGGAGCTCGATGCTTCGATCAGTATCGGTGCACTAGGCCAGTTTGTGCGTAACTCGGATGCGAGTTTCCCTGGTGCTCCATATCTCACACCTGATCCTGACCGCGTGGCGATGTGGAAAGCTCTGTTCGCTAAGGAGTCGAAGCCTGTAATCGGGATCGGATGGTCCGGTGGTGTGCCGTGGACCGCAAGCCGCTTCCGCAGGTGGACTCTTGAGCAGTTGCTGCCGGTGTTTCGAGCGTTCGATGCCGTATGGGTTTCGCTGGAATACAAGGACGCCGGAAAGGAAATTTCCTCATTCCGCGCCAAGCATCCAGAGGTGGACCTGCGGCAATACACATTCGGGACGCTCACCCAAGACTATGACGACACAGCCGCGATGGTCGCGGCGCTTGATCGCGTCATCTCAATGCAGACGACCGTCATTCACCTAGCGGGGGCCCTAGGTAAGCGATGTGATGTATTCGTCAATAAGTGCGGGCAATGGCGCTACGGGACAAAGAATGGTCCCATGCGCTGGTATCCGAGCGTTTCCGTTCATCGCCAACGGCCAGATGGGACATGGCCTTTCGAGGAACTGTTAAATCATGGAAACGTATCGCATCTTCATCGGGTTTGATCCAAGGGAAGCGGTTGCTTATCACGTTTGCGCGCAATCAATCATCGAGCATTGCAGCGAGCCGCACCGGCTGACGTTCACGCCGGTAAGGGGCGAGAGGCGCGATGGGTCGAACGACTTCATCTACGCGCGGTTTCTGGTGCCGGAGTTGTGCGGGTATCGCGGGAAGGCGTTGTTCGTTGACGGCGACATGATCGCGCGGGCGGACGTGGCGGAACTGTTCAATCTGCCTATGGAGTATCTCGGCGCGCGAGTGGTCAAGCACGACTACAAGACCAAGTATCCGGTCAAGTATCTCGGCAACAAGAACGAGGACTACCCGCGCAAGAACTGGTCAAGCGTGGTGCTGTGGAACTGCGGGTATTCGCCTAACCGCATTCTCACGCGCGAGAAGGTCGCGGAGTCCACGGGGTCATGGTTGCATGGGTTCTCGTGGTTGAAGGATGACCAGATCGGCGACCTGCCGTCGGAGTGGAATCACTTGACGATGGAGTACGAGCCGCGCGACGACGCGAAGTTGTACCACTACACGGTCGGCACGCCGTGCTTCCCGGAGTATAGGGTGCAGGAGGCGTCGGATCTTTGGTACGCGACATACAGGCGGGCGGTAAGCCCGATTGACACCGGATGCTGATTCTTCCCGATGGCGTGCGACAGGAGCGGCTTATCTCCGACGAGTACCGCGCGCAACAACGCGCGATGCACGCGAACCCGGAGTATGGGGTAGCGTCGCAGGCGTTCGCGCCTGTCGTCGCCAAAGTGATGAATCAGTACGCCGTGGTTGAGCTGCTCGACTACGGCGCCGGGAAGGGGAGGCTGGCTCAAACGCTGATGCGTGATCGGTTGGTCGATCATCCGTTTCGCGTGCAGCACTACGAGCCAGCCGTTCCTGATTGGTCCGGGGAGCCGACGCCGACGGAAATGGTGGCGTGTATTGACGTGCTGGAGCATATCGAGCCGCATTTGCTCGACAACGTGCTAGATGACTTGGTGCGCGTGACTAAGGCGATTGGCCTGTTTTCTGTGTCAACGGAGCCAGCGATCAAGAAGCTACCCGACGGGCGGAATGCTCACCTAATCATTGAGCCGCTGGAGTGGTGGGTGCCTAAGTTGATGGCGCGGTTTAGCCTTCACGCGCTGCAGCGGACGGCGGACGGCTTTTTCGCGCTTGTCATGTCCCGCAGCGTGGAGACTCAGTAATGGCTCTAGCGACCTACGGTGACCTCAAGACCTCCATAGCGAGTTGGCTGGGGCGCACAGACCTATCGACTCCGATTGTCGATTTCGTCACACTCGCGCACAAGCAGTTGATGCGCGACCTGCGCGGGCATCTACGTTTGCAGAAGCGCGATACGGCGTTCAGCATCGCAACAGAGTATGTCGCGGCGCCGGCGGATTTCCTTGAGCTGGTGTCTATGCACCTGAACACTTCGCCGCGTGTCGCCATCACTCTTGGCGCGCCTGACGACATGAGTCGTCTGGACTCTAGTGGACAGCCAGTCTATGTGTCGCTCGCTGGCGCGACGACTGCTGGGGCCGAGACATTTCGTTTTGCACCGCCGCCTGCTGGCACATATACCGCGACGATTGAGTATTACGCCGGCATCACGTTCTTCAGCAGCGACGCCGCGACGAACTGGATACTGACGGATCATCCGCAACTGTATCTATATGGTTCGCTGTTGCAGTCTGCCGCGTACATCGAGAACGACGCGCGCGTGCCGTTGTGGCAGGCGGCATATGCAGAGGCTCTGGCGGCGGTAAAGGCGGAAGGGCGTCGGGCGCGCTGGGGCGCGAATGGAATGCAAGTGCGAGTGGCATGAAAACGTACCCGATCACGCTACAGCCTGACGGCGAAGTGCATTGGGACATAGCGCCTGGCGCGTTGAGGCAGATTAGCAATTTCGTGCCGCTGCAACGCGGGTCATATGCGACATTTGCGCCGCACGTTTCCGCCAACAAGGTAGCGGACTACGACGCTACAGTATATCCAGTCGCGGGCGGTATTGTACGACTGCCTAACGATAGCGTCCGCGCGTTCATGTTCAACAAGCGGTCCATTTACGAGTTGCTCAGTACATCTGCGGCGACGAATCGCTCGGCGGCGACTTATTCGGCCAGCACGGATACATGGACATGGACTATGTTCGGCGATACCTGCATCGCCACGAACAAACAGGATTCCGTGCAGGCATCGTCATCCGGCGCGTTTGCTGCGTTGTCTGGATCGCCGCCGAAGGCGAAGCTTGTTGTGTCGCAGCTTGGGTTTGTGATGCTTCTGAACTACGACGACGGCACGGATACGCCGGATGGCTGGTGGTGTTCGCAGATCGAGAACCCTACGGGATCATGGGCTACTAGCCTATCGACGCAGGCTGCGAACGGTCGTTTGTACGACACGCCGGGGCCGATTACCGCTGCGGTCGCATTGCGCGATTCCGTCATCGCATTCAAGGCTGACTCGATCTACGTTGGCGATTACATCGGAGACACGGCAAACGGGATCATCTGGGGCTGGCGACTGGTGTCCGACAAGGTAGGATGTGCGGCGGCGCATGGTGTGGCGCTAGTCAATGACAGGCTCTATTTCATCCATCGCACTAATGTCTATGAGTTCGACGGTGCCGCGCTGCGTCCGATTGGCGATGCGATAGCGCATACGTTATTGCGTTCGCTAACGGCAACGTCCATTGACGGGCTTAAGTCCGTGCAGGCCGTGGTGGACCAAACGAATGCGGTCATTATTTGGGCGTTTGACGCGACCGGCGGGGATCTGCTAGGTGAGTGCATCGCGTACAACATCGCCTCCGGCAAGTTCAGTCAATGTGCGCCGCTTGCTACTGATTCGTCGGGCACTAGCGGAACGGAGTTCTACGCGACGGCAGTAGTCAAATCGACGCAATCGGATCTGGTCAAGTTTCTCGGTGTCGCCTCGGACTACACGACCACACTATTCACCGGGAAAACATCGGCCAGCAAGTCTGGTATCTGGTATGCGACGTATCCAGGTGACAGCACCGCTTATTATGGTGGTGCTGTAGCGACCGTCATTGTAGGAATTGTAGGCGGCGACGGCGTGCGTGTTTCCCGCGTCCTGCCGAGGTTCCGCGTATTCGATGGTGACGATCAGGACATAGACCCGGTTTGCACGATTGTTGGCAGCAAGAGTGAGGCCGACATCGTGGCCGGAGCGGCGTTGCATATTCAGTCGGCGAGTTGGAATGCCGAGGAGTTCTGCTTCGACGGGACGCTGCAAGATCGCTATGTAACTGTAGCAATGTCGTTTGGTGGGCCGGTCGAGTTGTCCGGCATTGGGCTCGACGCGGTGGCTAGTGCGAAGCGATGAGCAATCTACGCGGGTTCCCCAAGCTCGCACAGTTGCCGACGACGCCGGATAGCTGGCTCGCGAAGTTCTTCCCGGCGGACGCGGCGCAATGGTTACGCGATTTCTTCGCGTCCGTATTCCGCGAGTTGCGCGAGTTGCGCGCGCGGGTCGCAAAAATGGAAGGGGCCGGGTCTGTGTCATCGCCACCGCAGGAGTTCACGTCGTCCGGTAGTTACACAAACAGCGGGACGGATGCTGTCCTGCTGTTCATTACCGCAACAGCCGGCGGCGGGGGTGGCGGTGGGCATTTGACTGGCTCTGGCAACAATGGAGCCGGCGGCGGCGGCGCGGGGCAGCGCGTCAACCGCCATCCGATCAGCCTTGCAGCTGGCGCGACGCTGACGATAACGATTGGGGCGAAGGGGACTGGCGGCGCTGCCGGGGATAATGACGGTGCCGCAGGCGGCAATACGACGTACACGGATGGAACCGTAACCTACACGCTTCTAGGCGGCTCCGGCGGCTCTCGTGGGTCGGTTAAGACGGGAGGTGCTGGCGGCGGATCGAATGTTAATGGCATTACGACTACCGGCGGCGCGGCGGAACAGAATGGATTGACCGGGGCTGACGTTGGCTTGTGGGCTCGCGCGGGCTCGGGCGGCGGTGGCGGGGGGGCGGCGACCGTCTCAGGGTATGGCGGTGCGTGCGAATCGTTTCTCGGCGGGGAGCGTGGCGGGGTAGGTGGACGAGGCGGCGGCGGCGGCTCGTCGCCTTGGGCGAAAGGTGGTGCGGGATCTACTGACAACGGCATCAATGGCGGCTCGTGCGCGGCGACGGATTATGGCGCTGGCGGCGGTGGCGGTGGGTCAAGAACTGGGGGTGGCGTATCAACGTCAGGCGGCGATGGCGGCCCCGGATATCTGCGTATCGATTTCGTCTAGTGCTGCATCCTGTTGACCCGAGGCGCCTGCACGAAGTGTGGGCGTGGGTGCGCGATGGCTTGTTGCGCGTGATCGACAAGACGCACGACGATTGGATTCCCGATGACGTGTACGCGGAAATCCGCGGCGGCGCGTCGGCTCTGTACTTGATCTATTCTGGCGATGAGCGCATCGGATTCGTCGTCGTGCAGGTATGGCCGCAATACCACAACGGTCCGCGATTGTTCGTTCGCGCATTGTGGGGCGAGCCGCATAGCCTCGCCGCCGTCGAGGACGAGCTAATGGAGAGCCTGCGAGTGCTTGCGCGCAAGCATGGCGCGAGCGCGCTGCGAATGAATTCGCCGCGTCGATGGGATGCGGCCGGGTGGACACTAAAGCAATACATCTACGAAACGACTGTGTAGGAGGCGCTATGGGCGGCGGTGGAGAACAGAACACGGTAAGCGAATTCAAGCCACCGGAGTACACGCAGGCGCCGTGGGAGCAGTACGTCGCGCAGTTGGGCGCGCTGACAAGTGGTGAGATCCCGCGATACCAGGGGCAGACGGTGGCCGGAGTGAACGATCAGCAGGCGCTCGCGAATTCTATGCTGACGAATCTGGCGCTTAACGGAACGGCGTCAGGGAATGACGCGAATACGATGCTCTCGCTTACTATGAGCGGCGCATTCGACAATCCTTATGCGACGACGTTGAATCCGTACCAAGGGGCGAACCCTTACACGGAGCAAGTTATCGCCCAGTCCAACAAGAAGATCTCGGACGCATACAGTCGTGGCACGGCGGCGCAGTTGGACCGCGCGCACGCCAAGTCGAGGACGTTTGGATCTAGTGGTCAACTGGAAGCGCAGCAGGGCAACGAGCAGGCGCTTGCGGATGCTCTGGCGGCGAACACATCCAGCCAACTCAATCAGAACTACTACGCGAACCAGAACATCGCAGAGCAACAGTTGAACCGCGCCAGCAACGCGGTAGACGCCGAGCGCAACCGGCAGATGCAGGCGGCAGGGTTGGCGCCGCAGGTTCAGCAGGGCGACTTGCAGGCGATTCAGGCGCTCATGGGCGGCGGGGACGCGCTGCGAAATTATCAGCAAGACCTGCTGAACGCGCAGATGCAGGACTGGCAGTCGTGGATGCAATCGCCATACGCGCAGATGGATGTGCTTGGGTCTGGGCTGACGCGCGCATCGGGCGGCGCTGGCACTACGTCATCGCAGATCCTCGGCGGTATGTCTCCGCTGCAGGGGTTGCTCGGCATGGGATCGCTCGGGCTTGGGGCGTATAACGCGGGACTCTTCGGGTGATGCCATGACAGGAGCGGAACCGGCAATCATTGCGGCGGTAGCGCCGGAGGTAATCGCGGGCGCTACGGCTGCAGGCACCGCAGCCGCCGGGACGGCGGCAGGGCTTGGTGCCGGCGCGGCGGCGGGTCTTGGTGGCGGGACTGCTGGCCTGTTCGGGGCTGGTACGGCAGCACTCGCGCCGACGACCGCCTCGATCATCGCGCCCGCTGCGGCGGCTGCTGCGCCGGTCGCCGGCATGGGCGGCGGCACGGCTGCGATGTTCGGCGCCGGTACGGCTGGCGTGTCACCGCTGGCCGCGGAACTCGCGAGCGTTCCTGCAGCGGCTGGCGGGCTGAACACGACGGCGCTGCAGGGGCTGCTGAAGGGCGCGTCGCAAGGGATGGGGCAGCAACAGCAGCAGAGTGCGCCTGCGGCGTCGCCGCGCGGCATGACTGGCGACGTGCAGAGCAACGCGAAAATTATGGAGCGGTTGCGATTGCAGCAAATGATGGGGCCGCGATCAAACTTTGCCGGCCTACTCGGGAGGTTCCAATGAGCGGAAGCGGAGCTGGCTCAAGCGGTATCGTGAAGGAAGATAACGGACCGGAAAATTACACGAATGGCATAAATCCGATGGCCATCCCGGCGACAGTATCCGGTCCGACCAACACATACAACCCCTATTCGCCGTACACGACGCCGACCTATGCGTATACGCCTTACGTTGGCTTCAGCGGTTTGGCGCAGCAGTTGGCGTCGGCGATGAATCCGCGCATATCGCAGTATGCGGCTCCACGGACGCAGGTGACGGGTATGGACTATGGGCCGTGGGCGATGCTCTACGGTGGTCCGGGTACTACGCCGATGCCCACAACGCCGTCGACGACGCCGCCGACGACGCCGCCCACTCCGCCGCCCACTACGCCGCCCACGACGCCACCGACGACGCCTCCCGGTAGGCGGGATCCGCCGACCGTGCCGCCTCCTCCTCCCGGCAGTAGTGCGCCTGAGCGTCCGTACTATCCAAACAAGATGGCCTACGGCGGTGGCCAACCTTTGCCGCAAGGCGAGAGTCCGTGGACACAGCCCAACCCGCTCATGGCGTATGGCGACGGCGCGTCGCGGCCGGGTACGCTGCTAAACGACATGGCGAACGCGGGGATCAACATCGGCCAGACCGGCGCGGCGCGGTTGCTCATGTCTGGCGCGCGTCAGGATGCGTTTGGCGGAACGCTGTCGAATGACCAGTTGATCGCGGCGACCAGGCAAGGCGTGAATCAGGCCGATCTTGGGAAGGTGCGATACAACAAGGATGCCAAGAAATGGGAGCTTCGCAACGGCACGCCTTATGTTTCGCCGGGCAACCAGTTCAACTATGGGCAGTACGGCAAATAGCGCAGAGGCTACAGCATGGACTTCGACGCCATCTATCAGCAGGCGATGAGTGGGCCTGACGAGGAGCAGAAACGCATGGCGCTCGCGCAGGCGCTGGCCGCAGCGGGTTTCGGCATCCTCGGCGCTCCTGCTGGACGCGGTTGGCAGGGAGCGGTACGCGCGCTAGGGCAAGGCGGGCTGCTCGGCATGAACGTGTACAACAGCGAGATGGCGAATGCCGCGAATGCGCCTATGACGCAGTTGGACAAGGCGTCGAGGCTCATGGATATGCGCGCGAAAATGCAGGGCTACGAGGACGACGAGGCAGCGCGCGACGTTCTGCGGAACCTGCAGCCAGCGCGCCAGCAGTTGCCGTCCATGTCGCCGACGAACGAGAACGCGGAGCGCCTGACGGTCGCGCAGGCGAGCGTTGGGCCATACGAGCAGTTGAACTCTATCGCGGATGCGATGGATGCTCGCGGGTTGCCGAAACGCGCGATGGAGTATCGCGCCGCAGCGGAGAAGTACGCGCCGAAGTACAAGGGCATGGAAACCGTCATGAAGGACGGCAAGCCGGTGCTTGTGCAGACCTACGAGAACCGCGCGCCGACGCCGATGCACGGCTATACACCGAAGCCCGACTATCGACAGATCGATACTGGCGGGCGCGTCGGGTTCTACGATCCGTTGACTGGGCAGGCCGGCGGCGGGTTCGACAAGACGATGACGCCGGGAGAGGTTGCGTCGAATGCAGTAGCGCGCGGGAATCTCGGCATCAACCAGCGGCAGGCGGACCTTGCGGAGCAGCGGTTCGCGTATGACAAGCAGAAAGATGCGGACGACCGCGCAAATACCGGAAAGGCGGCGGCGAAACCGACGGATCAGCAACTAGCCGCGCGCGGGTTCCTATCGCGTATGGAAGCCTCCAGTCAGATCCTGAATAAACTTGAGCAAGACGGCTACACGCCTGGGACCGGGAGCGCGGTAGTGGACGCCGCAGGGAATTTGCCTATCGTCGGCGGTGCGGCGAAAGGCGTCTTTAGCGCAGTCGGATCTGCTGCCTCTCCGAATATGCAGCCATATAGGCAGGCGCAGATGGACTGGGTCCGCGCGAAATTGCGGAAGGAGTCAGGAGCCGTAATCGGGGACAATGAAATGGCCGACGAGATTAGGACATATTTCCCGCAGCTGGGAGACGGCGCGCGCGTTATCGCGCAGAAACGCGAAGCGCGGAAGCGCGCCGAGCGACAAGTTGCCATCATGGGTGGTATCGACGCCGGCAGCGATCCTTTGGGGATGCGCTGAAATGACGCTCGCCGACTTCCGCGCGCAGTATCCGCAATACGACGACATGAGCGACGCGGACCTTGCGTCTGCGCTGCATCGTAAGTACTACAGCGACGTGCCGCGCGCGGAGTTCGACGCGAAGCTAGGCGGCGGCGCGACGAAAGCGGCTCCGCAAGAGCCGAAGGCCGAACCGTCCGAGATGGCGAAACTCGCGCGGGCTGCTGGCCTGACGACGCGCTATCTTGTCGAAGGCCCGGCGTCTCTCGTTGGGATCGTCGGCAATCCGATCAACTACGCGCTAGGGCTAAAACCGTTCACACAGGCGACAAGCGACCTATTGACACGCGCGGGACTGCCGCAGCCGGAAACGGATAACGAGAAGCTGGCCGCCGAAGTCAGTAAGGCGCTTGCGGCTGGCGGTCCTGTATCTGGGCTGGCGATGAAGGCCGCAACGTCGATGCAATCCGCGCCTGCGATGGTCAAGGCCATTGCGGCATCGCCTGCTGCGGAGATTGCGTCGCAGGGGCTCGGGGCGGGAGCGTCCGAGGCGGCGCGGCAGAGCGGCGCCCCGGAGTGGGCGGCGCTGGCGGCTGGCGTACTAGCGCCGATGGGGGCGCAGGCGGCGGCATCTGGCGTCGTGCGTGGCGCTCAAGCAGGCCGCGAGATATTGCGCCCGCTTACGCGCGCTGGCCGCGACCAGATCGCGGCGGATACGCTAGGCCGCATCGTGAGTGACAAGACGCGAGCGTTATCGACCCTTGACGACTATCTAGGCAGAATCGCGGCCGGTGAGAATGTCGGCGTACCGGGCAGTAAGCCGACGGCCGGCGCTGTTGCGGCGGATTACGGGTTGGTCGGTGGCGAACAGTTGATCTCTCGCGGGCCGGCTAATCCGTACTTCGCCAAGCGGCTGGCCGAGAACAACGCAGCGCGCATCGCGGACCTCGGGCGTCTCAAGGCCACGCAGGATGAGGTTGCGCGGCTCATGGAGAAGCGCGACGCCATTACCGGACCGCTTCGCGCCAAGGCGTTCGA